TATAATGAGGAAATCATAATGTTTAAAAAGATATGGTCTTGGTTTGTAGAGATAATTAAAGAAACTTTAAATCTTAGTTGGACTTTAGTTGGTTTAGTTATTGCTACACTCACTCTTACTGGTTCTGCTCAACAAATTACAGGGCTTGCGACTTTAATAACACTAGGCGTATGGTTACTAACTATAGGCTTTAGAAAGGATAAAGATAATAATGCAGGTAAAAAGACTGCCTCAAGATAAAGAGTGTAGAACATTTCTACATGCTAATGGTTATACAAATGTAACCATTTGTAATTGTAAATACCCAAGGAGATAATATGAAACTACAAGTTATAAGAACTCAGTTCGGTAAGGATGCTACTAACGGTATGTTATTTATAAATGGTATCTTTGAATGCTATACATTAGAAGACCAGTACCAAGCTGTTAAAGTAATGCATGAGACATGTATACCTGAAGGTGTATACGATGTTAAGTTTAGAAAGACAGGTGGATTCCATGCTAAGTATTCAGAAAGATATAAGAATGCACACTATGGTATGTTACATATACAAGATGTACCTAACTTTACTTATATCTTAATTCATACAGGTAATACTGATGAACATACATCAGGTTGTCTAATCGTAGGAGAAAGTCAACAAGATTTAGATATAGCTGACGATGGGTTCATTGGTTCAAGTGCTGTTGCTTATAAGAAAATGTATTCGAAAGTTGCAAATCAATTACTACAAGGTAAAGATGTAACAATAGAATATACAACTATAGATAAACTACTTAACCAAACACCTGTTGTTGATAATAAAGCTAAAGACCATGTGGTATTAGCAGAGACAGTATATGAAAAACTACAGGAAATAAATGGAAATGTACTAACTACTAATGCTATGATTAAAGGAAGGATAATTAACTAATGTTTAAAAAAAAATCACGAAGAAGAAACTCTGATGGGACATTCAAGATGGATGTGAAGTGGACCCCTTGGAATGAAGCATGGAGTTATAAAATGAGTGAAGACTTAAAAGATATGATTGAGCGAACAGCTTGGACATTCGTTGAAGCCTTTATCGGTGCCTTAACAGTTGCTCCTCTAGTTGGTGTAGATGCTGAAGTAATTCAGTTAGCTGCATTAGCTGGTGGTGGTGCTGCATTAGCAGTAGTTAAGACATACGCTAAGAAACAAATCAGTAAGTAATTTTATAGCAAAGCCATGGGTGTTATCCTTTCTACCATGGCTCTTGCTTATTTAAAATGGAGCGTCATTAGGACCAATTTCGTCCATTGATTTCGCTTTAGGAACTTTCAATCCATTCATAGCTGCAGCATAATCTTTCCACATATCAGGTGTATTCCAACCATCTACCCACCATGATTTAGAAAATACTTTTCCATCAACGGTGTCACCTTTCGTACAATTACTTGCACCTGAACATCTAAAGTCAGGACTCTTAGCTGTTTTCTTATCCTTAGGACTTATGTAGTTAACTACTAATCCACACATACATAATAAGTCTGTGTTATTAACAGCTACCTCTCCAGTTTTTTCATGGTTAGATTTAGATGTATGGTCAAAGCCTGCCTCTTTTAATACAGCTCTAACACCTTCAGCCTCAGATGAAGGAGAAGTGGAGGGAGGAGGCGTAGCCTTTTTCCCTTCCTCCTGAGCTATGTCCTTCTCCTTTTTTTGAGGGATTGGTTTGCTTTGAGCCACTTCACTTTTACCTGTAGACTTAGACATTTCTTCTAATGAAGGTCTTTTCTTTCCGCTACCTTGGTACATCCAATTAGCTAATGCTCTACCAATAGCAGAAGTTTCACAGTTTTCCATCCATGCATCTGCATTTGCAAATCCACCTTGACCTTTTGTTTCTTGTGCTATACCTGTTGATACAGGATTTATATCTTCCATATCCTTATAGAGTAATGCTCTTACAATAACCATAGTTCCATCGTCACTTGTAGATACTACCTCTGTAAAGATACGACCATTTGGATTATCTTTCCAAAATTTTTTTAATCTATCTTCGACCATTTCATAGTCAGCAGGATTAAACTTTGCCATTCTTTATACCTCCTTGATATATCCTTATTCTATTCTTCTTCTTGTTTTATGTTGCTAATATTTGTAACCCCTGTTCTTATAGGGACATACTCATATTTACCGTTTTGTTCTATTACTAGATGTGGTATTGAACCAACACCTGCAAACTCAACAGCTTTGACATTAGCCATTAATCCTCCAAGTCAACTAAGTACTCAGCAGTTACACCTTTGCTAGGTTTAACAAACAAAGTATATTGGGAAGGTCTTCCCATACTTGCTAGTTGTTCTTGTGCATAAGGATTGTGGCTTTCTGTACTACCATTGACCCAAACTCTTACATCATTAATGTATAAGTGTGTTGGTGTGTGGTAATGACCACAGACTGCATGAGTAAATTCTTCCATTAGTCCTGCAGAACCCAATGATTTCCAACCTAATATCTTTTTGTTGTAGCCATAGAAAGGAACACCCATAGTTCCTCTAATGTTATCTCCATGGAATAAAAGAAACTTAGCTTTGACACCTAAGTCAGCTACTGTATACCATGATTTCTCAGGGACATGAAACTTAATTCGTTTCTCACCCTCGAACATAGTCTGTAGTATTTTTCCTAACATTCTATCTGCATTACTTTCAGGGTTATAGTCTCGTCTAGACCTTCCCCCTAATGCACCATGGTTTCCTATGACCCAATAACATTCTACTGTCTCAAACTCAGTTAACAACTTACTAAAGAAGTTATTTAATATCCTTGGTCCATCAACAGTTACCTGTCTATATAATGAGCTATCTATCTCATGTGCTTGTCCAGGGAATATAAGCTCTCCTTCAATGATGTCACCGAGTGCAAAGACTACACATCTTTTTACGATATGATTAGCCTTTTGTATCCTAGCTATCTTGATAATTTTATCTGCATATCTATCTATTCTTTCTTCTGCAACCTCTGTGCTATAGCTTGATGTATGCTTTGCTAACTGAACATCAGATAACAATGGTACACAGATTTCTTCTCCCTTCTTTGCAGTAGATATCTTAGGTCCTTTAATGTTTGGTAATGTCAATGTAGACATTCCATCTTTTGCACCACGATATACAGCTTCAACTAAATCAGCTTTCTTATCTTTAAGACTATCTATTCTTTTCAATAGTCTTTGATTAGTATCTTTTAGTTCTTTTATCTTTTCACTTTCAGCTTCAGCTAATAGCTGAGCTAAAGCCTTATCTTGTTTCTTGTTCATTGATATACTCGTTTATCCATACTGATAGTCTTGACCTAGACACAGGAAAATTAAACTCATCACGCAGTATTCTTGCTACAGAACTAGCATTTGGTCTCTTTCCCTGACGCATTATGGATTCTAATCCCTCAATGAATGGTTTCACCCTGTCAGGTATCTGTTCATACCATGGGGTATGACCACCTTGTTTTGAAGCCATTGCTTTGTCAAGCAATTTCTTCATGTCTGTTTCTATGTTTGTGTTGTTTGTATTCATGTGTATATGCTATCACATAACATTGTTTATACAAGTTATTGATAGGGGAAATTTTAGACCAAAAAAAAAGGCGTGTATTCACACGCCTTTAGGGAAATTTTAGACCAAAAAAAAAGGCGTGAGAGTTTATCTCACGCCTTTTAGTTGGTGCTTACTTGCTTTGCTTTACAGAAGTTGCTAATTGCTTAGCTACTTTGTGAACTAATTCATAACTATTAATAGGTATAATATTATTCTTTACCATAAAGTTCATAATCTCTAATCTTTTCTCAGCACTTAATTCTCTAGTGTTACCATCATCTTCACTAACACCAATGAATTGTAAATCAGATACAAGTATTCTAGGAAGAGGCTGTTTAGCTAACCACTTAACAGCATCAAAGTCTATATTGTTTTGACCATATTGCTTAAGTCTATCAATAGCTGTACTATCATACCTTCCTTTATCTGCAATTATTTCTATCATTCCATGATAAGTTTCACCATTAAAGCTAACATCATTGTTATAACTTCCATAGCCAACATAACCTGCAATGGTAGAAGCTGGAAGAAGTTTAATAATCTCTACAACTTCTTCTGTATACCAACCCATTGAGCCACTAAAGTCTATCATCATTGAACCACCTGCAACAGTTCTTCTACTTGAAAATACTTTTCTATCAAGTGCCATTCTGTGCATATTCTTTGGTACAACACCATAGTCAGAGTTTCTTTTTCTTAACTCTCTTATAGCTTGGTTAACTTTCTCCTTAGGTTTAAATGGTTTTATATCTGCATTACCATGTACACCAGTAGATGAATAGGCATGTCTATACAGAAATGTAGCATCATGATTAGCTTGTTTTTTAATCTCATCTTTAGTTTCTTTATCTAAAGATTCAGGTAACTTAATACCCTCTTGAACAGCTTCTTTAGCTTTCTGTGCCATTTCCATAGGTGTAATTTTACTGCTAAACTTATCAGCATAGTACTTACCATCCCAATCATTCAAGGTTAGTTTGTTATACACCTTTCTTACCATACCCTTATACTTCTTAGGATAGGTAGTCATGTATCCATAGCCAGTTCTTTCTCTGTGTTGCCAAGAATATTTCATAACTTTATAAGGAAACTTCCTCATATCTGATGGAAGTTGTTGAGCATTTCTGATAACCATAGCAGTATGCCTACACATATTTTCAAAGAAAGTTACTTCTTCTTCTATTAATTCCTTATCAAATGTTCCAATGATTTGATTTGATTTAACTTGATTAAGTATCTCATCTCTAATCTTTGACCAATCAACATCATTATCTACTAAAGCTAGTTTCCTAACTGCATTCAAATGTGCTACTGTATAATCTCTTGTATCATAGTAATCAGTAACCATCTCTGCATAAGCCTTTTGTATATAAGACTCGTTGATTAAAGGATAAGGTGCAGTATATAACTTCTTATATGTTATATAGTTAAACATCTCCTTTGTCATACCTTCTTCATGCTTAATATTCTTAAGTTCAAAGTCAGATATGTTCTCAACATAGCACTTCTCCTCAGCTTCACTAGGAGAATAATCAGGTAATGAAGCAAAGAACTTCACAATGCTTTTGATAATTCCTTTATCATACTCTAAGATTTCCTCACTAACATTACCCCACCAGTTATTACCAACCATATTCTTAGTTGATGTATTAAGCCATGATGGATAGCAAAGTTTCTTATACATTAACTTTACCTGCCATACAGATGAAATTAATTGAGAAAGATAAATTATATCTTCTGTACCAAGTATTAGCTTTTTGTATCTATCAAATCTGAAATACTTATTAGCTAACATGGTAAGGTTTATAGCTTTTCTTTCTTCTATACCATCTAAGTAGGGGAGAGAGGGAACTTGTAATTCCCTCCCACCTCTATCATACGAGGAGGTTTTATTAAGTTTGTATTTCACAACCCTATTACCCCTCAAAGCTAAGTTAGGATATTGAATAGGTTTAGTAATTTCTTTGTTATCACTTCTAAACAAATCCATGTTACTCATCTTCATCTTCCTCTATGCTATCACTTCTATCATCTGAATCTTGTATAGCTAATGCTTCTATCAATGAATCAGCATCATCTTGAAATACAGCGAATGAAGCGTCATCTACATCTATACCATTATCCATAAGATTCGCAAAGTCTATCCATTTACGAACAGAGAATACATGGTTTTCTTCTGTGTAGTCGTTATATATTCCTCTAAGATTTGTAGGTAATTGTTGAATCGCATCAGGATTAACATTATCCATATGAATCTTAACAGGGAATCTATCTGCTAATGCTTCTGATAAATCATCAGGCACACCATTCATAGTTGCTATAATCTGAAAACCTTCAGCAGGTCTAACAGTTTCTTTTTCTTTATTAGGTAAAGTAAACCTCGCAAACATAGGGTCATCTAATAGTGCATGAAGAAATGTCATAACATCTACTCCTGCATTATCAATCTCATTGATAACCAATCTTGCACCCTGTTTCCAAGCCTTTATTCCTAAGCCATCATGCCACTCAAAAGCACCCTGTTCATTAGGAACATAGTGTCCTAACAATTCAGTAGCAGTACTATCTTGTGTTAAGGTTGTTTGGAACATATCTTGTCCCTCCTTTAATCCTTCTGTGGCTGCAATATAAGTTTTTCCTGTGCCGGGCGGACCGTATAGTAGTATCCTCCTTGAAACAGGAAGCACCTTTGTTAATACTTCCCAACATCTGTTGTTCATATTAATCACTCCCTTTCTCTAACTTGTTCATCTCTTCAATGAACTCTTGTGTTATGGTTTCTTTCTCTTGTTTCCACCAATCAGCCCACTCTTTTTGCTTTAAGTATCTAATTGATGGTACTTCAGGTAGCAACTCAAAAGCAGTTGCTGGAATATCAACGATAAACCTTCGTTGAAGTTCTCTATCCTGAGACATAAGTCCTGTCCATATAGTTCTATAATGTAGGTCAGTCCTTTCGCCTTGCTTGTGATAATGAGGAACTACCATTACTAGAAATAATGGGAACCTATCATCAATCACATCAGACAACTCATCACTCTCTTCTCTTGAACGAAAGATAGCATCTAATAATTGCCTGTTATATCCATACCTTATGGATAAATTGTTAAGATATTTAAGTATATCTTTAGTTATTGCACAGCTTTTCTTTCTCATAGAAGCCTTAGCAATATCTTCTTCATGTCCTTCTATACCTGTGTACTCTCCAGTATCACTCACTCTTCCTCCTCTACTTTCTTAACAGCTTTCTTTAAAAGGTCTGTTAGTTCGGATTCATCTAACTTAGCAGTAATCATTTCATCTAAGTCATCTCCCTCTCTGCGACCAATAGCCGAAGCAACACTATGTACATCTCCGACCATAATCATTTGAGGTTGATGTTCAAATACGCTATCAATGAAATCGCCAACCATCTGCTTATCAAACAGTTGTTCTTCTAAGATATCAAAGAACTTTACTATTCCTTCAACTTGTCCATCAGTTAGTTCTAAGTTATCCTTCATAGCAGTTTTCCATTGTTGATGAGTATCTGTATCATTAATGTCAGGTTCTTCAAACAAACTTCTAATATATCTAACCATAGATAGATTAGTGTTAACCATAGCTTGTGATTGAACTACCTTAACAGTTTCCAATAGTGCATCAATTACATTATGTCCTTCTGTTGCAAACATCATTCCATCAATCATGTTTGAGCCATCTGATTCGTTGTTGCTTTTGTTGAAATCTCCCATCAACCTAACGCCAAACGCTGACATCTTTTTCTCTGCACGATAACCTCTCTTATCTGCAAAGCCTAACCTCTTAACTAATTCTCTAAGTCTCTTAGGGAAGTAATCAAAAGAATAATTATCTATATGTTCAGCCACAGCAATCACAACCTTTCTTAATAAGTTCTGTTACTATGTCATCTTTCAATGCCCACTTACCTAAATGAACTTCATGGTTTTCACATGAAACTAGAAATTCATTATCAATGGTTACAGATACTTTAAGATGTCCAGTACCATTCTCTTCTTCAACGCATAACTTACACGCTAATACCTGAACGATATCACTATCTTTTATCTCAGCCATTATTCCTCCTCTTCACTAGCCGATATCCATGAGTTGTGAATACGATTTCCTTCCTTATCAAAGGAATATCCACCACCCATTACTCTTCTTCGCCATTCTTCTTTACTATGTATTCACCATCTTCAAGATTGTTTTCCATGTTTTGTATAACAAACATTTCTTTACTCTTGTCATATGCCTCTTTGAAGCTTAACAATTCTTCATCTGATAAATCATCAGGGATATTGAACATAGCAGGATTATCACGCATGTGTTGCATCATGTCTTCAAATGATGTTTTACTAGCCATTTCTCCTGCATACGCAACGAACTCTTTATTGTCCATCATAAGTTGCATGATTTTTCCTGTTAGAGTTCTATCCTCAGAATGCATACACAAGACCATTACCATATCGCCAATAGTCTTTAGCTTAGTATTAAGCATATCTATCTCTTCCCCAAGGCTGACACTATTAGCCAATACTCTTGCGAATAATTTAGCCATGTCTTGTGGAGTATCCATATCCATGCTTAACAGTTCTTCTTCTGTTATTCTTTTACCCATATCTTTATACCTCCTCATGAGTATGCTATCCGAATAGATAGCCTAGAACAGACACTAATCCATAAGAGTTTAGCTCTGGGTTTTACAGAACTAGCTCAGGGTAGTCAATGTTTTACTTATAGCTATAAGTGTATCTGTTCTAAGCTACCTACTTTCGGTCATTGGTGTG